AACCATGGCACACAAGATAACCAAAGAACAAATGCTCGAGGCAATCCAGGGCTCCCAGGGCCTCGTTTCAAAGATACAGCGCAAGCTCGAAGCAATCCTCGGCGAAAAGATAAGCTGGGACACCACAGAGAAATGGATACACAAATGGGAAGAAGCCGAGACGGCCGTAAAGAACGAGAAGGAAGCAATGCTCGACATTGCAGAGAATAACATCTTCAAAGACATGGTCAACGGCGATACGGCCACCAGCAAATGGTACCTGCGCATGAAGGGCAAGGAACGAGGCTACGAAGACACACCGACAATCCAGCTTGCAAACGAGGACCCGCTGAACATCAACCTCACCGGAGACACCATGACAGCAGAGGCCCTCAAAGAGTCGGCCGACATAGAGGTAACCGGTGGAGACCCAGAGTAAAATCATTCAACCGGCCAGGATCGTACAGCCAGGAATTACACCATTTATCCACCAGAGACAAATCGTCTCCGCGCCGTTTGCTTTTCCAGATGTTTCTTATTTCGAGCTTTGCGGAGGCTACGGCTGCGGGAAGAGTTTCTCAATCGTTTTGACAGTAATCCTCCTGGCGAAACGTTACCAGGGCCAGGACATAACGATAGCGCTCTGCTCCACCACAATCACGCTGCTGAACAAGACGGTCATCCTGGACCTGCAGAAGCTCTTCAAGAAGACCGGCTCCAGGTTCGACTACAACCAGAAGGACAACATAATCACCATAGGGACCGTGCGCTTTCTGCTGATTGCCACAGGCCAGCCGACAGACATCTACGGACCAAACGTACACATAACGCTGTGCGACGAGGTCGACGAGCTCCCGGAAATGAAAGCCATTGAAGCGCACAAAGCACTCAGCGAACGAACCCGTCTAACCCTTCCAGACGGACGCAAGCCTTTTATTATTTACTACTCCACCGTTCACGGCTACCGCGGCCTTTATAAAATCGTCCAGGAGCTGAGAAGCAGCAACCTGCCAAACGTGCTGATCCGCGGCCTTACGAAGAACAACACGAGCCTGGACCCGCAGTACGTAAAAAACCTTTACGCAATCTACGACGAGCAAGAGCGCCTCGCTTATTTGGAAGGACGCTTTGTCAACCTGCAGAGCGGCCGCGTTTACGGCAACTACGACGAGGACAAGTGCAAGTGCGCACCGTTTGAGATTACACCGGACTACATCGTGCGAATCGGCCAGGACCTTAATAGCGGCTTCTCAAAGGCCGTAGCAGTCGTAAAGAAGGACAAGAAGCTGTACATCGTCCGCGGCTGGAGCTTTAAGGAAATCGGAGGCGGACCGGCAATCATGCGGAGCACTTACCCGGAGCACCAAATACAATGGTTTCCAGATAGCGCCGGCAAGGAAATCCTCAAAGGCTACAAACAAGAGATTATAGACCACGGAATCCAGTGCCGCATAGGAAGCAGCAACCCGCGAATTCTTGATCGCGTTTTTTACATAAACAAGCTCTTCAAAATGGGCCTGCTTTACGTTTTCGACTGCAAAGAGACGAATGACCTAAGCGAAGCGCTGAAGGTCCGAGCCTACAACGACCTGGGCCAGCCGGAGAAAGGAAAGGGAGAAATGGCCCCGGACCATTACTGCGACGCCCTGGAATACGTAATCTACCGAATCGTTCGAAGCGACCCGGACTTTATGCACTTGAAGGAGCTAAGCCGCGAGGCCATAGCAGAGCACGGCTACGTCCAGATCGGAGACAAGAGCGCGTGAAAATGACTATAAAGACATGGCAACCTTTAATAAACTTTTATCGACAGAAAAGAACGAACACCATAGAGCAATCTTCGAAATCCTCGCAGGCCACGAAACAGGCAGCGACGAGACCCAGGACGGATACGAGCAGATCGTGCTCGACGCAACAGAGCTCGAGACAATCAAGAACGAAATGAGCGACATCGTCCAGGACGCAAGAGCTGCAGCCGGAGACATTCAGACAGCCGCAGAAATGCGCCAGCGTTTGATTTCAGACTTCCCTGCAAAACTCCGCGCCCAGGTAGAAGAACGACTCGCAAGAGAGAAGCTGCGCAATAACCCGGGAATCGTCCAGGACGGAGACTACGCGAACCCAGACACAGGAATCGGCACGGCCATAGACCCAGGAATGAAGGTTGAGAGCTTCATCCCGGTTTCAATCCTTCCAGGCGAAGCAACAGCATACTACGCAGGCGGTGGAATTCCAGCGCGAATTATTAACAAGAAAGCTGGCTGCCTTTCACTCGACGGTATACACTTTGAATGCCCGGACATGGACCCGGAGGACATCACAGCCCTGGAAGCATACGCAGAGGAATGCGGATTTAGTGAAGCATACGCCCAGGCCGTAACCCAGGCGCTTATTTTTGGTGGCGCGATTTCGTACCCGGTAATCAAGGGAGACAACCCGCTCACCACACAAATGACACTCGAACAATTAAAGGCCAAGATAGGCAACGAAAAGCACTTTATAAAGTACTGGGTAACAGCGGACCGCTGGAACTGCGTGTTTGTACCGGACTACAACATCACAGCCCAGGACTACTTATACGCCCGCTCGCTTTTCATTCCGCTTGGAGGCGTTCGAGTTTCCACAGAACGCATGGCAATGGTCCGCCCGCAGAAGCTGCCATTCTGGGGAGCCATTCAACAGATGGGATGGGCAACGAGCGACTTTGAAGGCTGGATAAAAGACTTTGAAGCATACCAGATAATGAAAATGAGCCTGCCGATTATGGCCCAGCAGAGCAGCCTCATGTACCATGCAATCCCGGCCGACGGCTTAATCATTGAGAACGGACCAGACGCCGCTCGCGACTTCTTCAAAGAGAACGAAGCGCAAATGCGCAAATGGTCAATGCTGCACCCAAGGACCGTAAACAGCGTAGGCGAAATTAAAATCCTCGACAGAACATACAGCGGATACCAGGACCTCATGAAGCAGGCAGAGCTCGGACTTTGCGCAAGCTCGGGAGTAGCAGAATCAATCCTCTTTGAGGAAAAGGCCACAGGACTGGCAAGCGACAACCGGGAAGACGTAACACTCAAGCAGAGCGAAATGATCCGCTTGCTTTTCAACAACGTAGCCCCAGCCTTCAAGAACTGCATAGAGCTGCTGGTCTGCTCTTGTTTTGGAGCAAACAGCGAACAGGCAACCCTGGCAAAGAAAGTACGAATCAAGGCCGACAACGGCTTTGTACTTTCAGAGACAGACAAGGCCCAGCTAGGCCAGGCTTTCACAGCAATGGCCGGACAATTTGTAGCAATGGGAGTACCGCTGACAGAAGCAATCAAGGTAGCCCAGAAATTCGTACCAAGCGCCGAAATCGACGAAGACACAATGAACGCGCTCGGAGCCGGAGAAGCAGAAGGAATGGACGACCAGATGTGGGAAGCCATGAACGGCGGCCGCGACATGGACCAGGAGCAAGCGCCGGAATTTCCAATGCAGTAAGGACCTGGAAGGAAGCAATAAATGACACCAGAACAGCAGAAATTCTACGACATTAAAAACACCACCGACTACAAGAAGGTCGGAGAGGACGTAGACTACAAGGTTTTTGTGGACCACGAGAAGAAAGAAGTCGTGCTGCAATTCCAGGAAAGCAACAGTCGCGAAGACTGGAAGCACAACCTGCAGTTTTTACCATGGCCGCTGAAGCTCGACGGAATCAACGAAACGGTCTGGACCACCCGAGGCTACGCACTCGCATACAAGTCGACAAAGGACCAGCCGCTCTACGATTTGATAAGCGCCTGGTGGGAGACCCGAGACAACCCGGAGACTTACAAGCTCTGCATACGCGGCTGGAGTTTTGGAAGCGCAATGGCAAAAATTACGGCCAGGAGAGCGGGAATCGGAATCGACGAGCTGACAACTTACGGAGACGTAAAATGCTGGCTCAATCCATTTTACAAAGCAAAGAACGTAAAGCGCCAGCGCGAATACACCACTCCAAACGACGCGGTGACCTGGTGCGTTCCGTTTTTCCACAGAGATAAAAAATGCAAGGTCGGCCCCAGGTTCAGCATAAAAGAAGTGCTGCATTCAGAGCATTACCACCAGAACTACCAGGACTACGACTACAGCAAATGGGAGGAAGCATGACACCTTTATTTAAACGCATTTTAGAGAAGAAGAAGGAAGCAGGGCTCACCTGGGACGAAATCTGCAAGAAGGCCCAGATAAGGCTCGGCTCATGGATGACAGGACTGCCGACCAGCAAACCAACCGACGAAGAACTAAAGAAGCTCGCGCCGGTTTTGAATACGACATACGAATACTTGAAGAACGGCAAGGAAGGAAAATGAGCTACCCGGTAAAGGTCAACGGTTATTTATACTCGCCAGGCACAAAGGCTGGATTTCTGCGCATGCAACGCCAGGGAATCCCGCGGCCTTTATTTTCCATCCAGGACAAGCTGGCGGCCATTTTACGATCCAGATACAGAACGCTAACAAGGAAGCTCCTGCGGGACCTTAGAGCACAATGCCAGGCAAGCAACATCACCCTGGACGCCGCGCCGGAGGACGACACCCTCGACAGCCTGCTGAAATTCTTTGACGAAATGAAGAAAGAAATGGAGAAGCAGCAGGAAGAAAACGAAAAGACAATCGGCCGCATTAACCTCAACACCGTAGCAAACACACTCGAGCACCAATGGCTGGAAGAAGAACCGGAGGAAGAACCGGCCTACTTCGTAAAGAAAATGGACGACGTGCTGAAGACAGAACAAAAAGATTATTTGAAGCGCCTACTCGGAGACGCGGACGGAAAGACGGCCCAGATACTGCAGAGCTTCGCAATCGATAAAAAGCAATTCTTTGAAGAAAACATGGCCGCGGTCCGTAAACTTTACCTGGACAATTCCATCCAGAGAATCCGCTACGAGGAAGACGACCTCAAGAGACGGATACTAAAAAAGATAATCGACTACGCAACAGGCGTAACAGACACGCTCGAAATTTCAGAGCTGGCCAAAGAGACATACACAACCACAGACAGCCTGGCCCGGCTATTTGCCAGGGACCAGATGCAGAGGTTCAACAAGGCCTGCACTCTTTCCACGTTCAGAAGCGCAGGCGTAACAAAGGTAAAATGGGTAACCGTTGGAGACGTTCGCGTCCGCAAGAGCCACAAGGCCCTCAACGGCCAGATATTCGACATAAACAACCTGCCCCAGGAAGTGGATGATTATAACTGCCGCTGCGGCCTGGTGCCGGTTGAATGGGCAGAATAGGAGGAAGCATGCTAAGGTTTCAGATTTTAGGAGAGACACCAGGAAAGAAGAACTCAAAGATATGGACCAGGAGCGGGAAGCTGATCCCGAGCGCAAAACACCAGAAATGGCACACAGACGCAATGGTTCAATTAAAGAAACAGTTTCTTGATTTGCCCTGTTTCAACATCGACTACCCGGTAGCCGTTACGCTCACCTTTTACCACGGAGACCAGGTGCGCCGAGACAGCGACAACCAGGCGGCCTCAATTATGGACCTGCTCCAGGACGCAAAGGTGCTGGCCGACGACCGCTGGCAGATCGTGCGCATTTTGAACATTTACAACCATTTCGACAAAGGCAACGCCAGGTGCCTCATAGAGATAAACAGACTATAAAAGAGGAAGGCAGGAGGTGCGTATGGACGAGAACACAGAAGCACGATTAATAGCAACAGAACAGAGAGTAGCAGCAATGGAGAGCGACATCAAAGAAATAAAGTCAGACGTAAAGAGCATGCCGGAGGAAATCGCAAATCGCATTAATGAAAGCATTGATATGAAAATCAAGCTCGCAATCACCGAGACCGAGAAGAAGTACCAGGCAAAGCTCATCGGACTGCTGCTCGCGATAATCGGCGAAGGCGTCGGCCTTGTAATTTCCTTTTTGAAGTAACCGGAGGAAGGAAGCATGACCCTGGAAGAATTCGTCAAAAAATACAACGGCAAGAAGGTCGACTTTGATAACGCATACGGAGCACAATGCGTGGACCTTTTCAGACAGTACGCAAAGGAAGGCCTGGACATTCCAGAGCACACCGGCCCCTGCGCAACCAGCGGAGGCGCTAAAGACCTTTTCCTGGATTACGACAAAATGCCGGTCGAAAAAAAATACTTTACCAGGAGCAAGGGCAAGGCTTACCAGCCCGGCGACGTTTTGATATGGGACCAGAGCCCGACAAACAAATACGGCCACGTCGCAATCTTCCTCGCTTATTTAGGAAACGGTCTGCTGGTTTTTGAACAGAACGGAATCACCCAGGCAGGAGCGGAAATCCAGGTAAGGACCCGCGACAACATGCTCGGTTATTTACGCAAGCGATAGGAGGAAGCGAAATGAAAGTAAAAGAGGAATCCAGGCTCGGCAAGTATATTCTTGTAATTGCCGGCTTTGCGCTTAGCATTTTGAAATGGCTCGGAATTTTACCCGGAGCGGACATAAAGGAAATCTGGACCTCCGTAGCCATTGCATATGGCGTAGGATTTGGAACCATAGACTGGAATATCAGCCGAGACACCTGGCAGGAAAGCAAAGTACCAGTAACAGAAGCTCCATCAGCCGAGGGAGGACCAAACGAATGAATCCAATAACTCCCTGGCTTGTTTCTGCTGCGCTTTTAATAATACTAGCGTTTGCAATTTACGGTGCAATCAAGGCCCAGCAGAAGAACCACGAAAAGATAAAGCTCCTGCAGGCAGAGCTCAGAGCCCAGAAAAAAATCAGCCAGGAGCTCCAGCAGTACATAAAGGAAATCGCAAAGATTGACAGCGACAAAGAAGAAGTCGCCCAGCAGATACAAGAGGCAAAAAATGACGAAGAAGTACTGGCTATTATTGCCGGTCTTGTCAGCACTAACAATAACCGCGTGCGCGACAAAGCCAAAGGCTAAAACAATAACTCTCCCGCCGAAGCCGGAGCGAGTAGAAATGCCCGAACCGACGGACCTCAAAGACCTGGCAGACCTGCTCAATTATTACGAGCACCTGGTCCAGGATTGGGAAGCATGGGGAGACACGGCCACAAGAATTATAGAAAATCCGTGACGGCCCGGATAACGACCGCCCGGCCCCGGCTACAGCTTCCTAGCCGGTCGCCGTTTTTTCCTTCCCTGGAAGCACGGTCATTAATTACTCCTGGCCCGCGGACTTGATACACCCGCGGGCTGCTTTTTTTTATTTTTTTTTCAGAAGCGGCGCGGTTCAAATGACTATAAGAATAAGCACTCCTGGTGCTAGGATTTCCATCGGCCCGAGGTCAACCCCCTCATCCTTGGCCTCGGGTTTCTTTTTTAGGACAGAACAAATGGCAGAATTGAAAAACATAAGAATCGCAGTTAGTGGAATTTACGATTACGCATTAGAAGAAATCCCAACTTTAAGAATTCCAATGCCAGGCCACGGAGCCCCGGACTGGGTAGAAGAAAAGCGGCTTTATAAAGTTTACAGACCAGCTGCAGCCTTAGCCATGGCATGCGCAAAGTTCGCAAACCTTCCAATGACTCACCACCACCCGAAGACCCCGGTAGACGGCCAGAACTTCAGAGACCTGGCAATCGGCTGGACCGGAGAGCACCCGGAGGTAGACTACATCGCCGAGACCAACGAAGTAGGAATTAAAAGCACCTGCATGCTTTACGACGACGAAGCGCTGCAGGCGTACCAGAACGGAGAAATCCAGCTTAGCCCTGGCTACATTGCAGAGTTTGAATGGCAGCAGGGAACCAGCCCGGACGGCCAGCCTTACGATATCATCATGAAGGAAATCACCGCCGTAAATCACCTGGCGCTTTTACCTGCAGGACGCGGAGGCGAATACGCCGTGGTCATGGACCAGCAGGCACCCCAGGCTAAAAACGTTTTCCAGATTGCGGCCGGTTCAGTTTTCGACAGGTGCAGATAAAAATAACTATAAAAGAGGAAGCAAGGAGAACCAATGGCAAACAGCGCGTCATGGAATAACGTATACAAGCGCATTAACGCAAAGCGCAAAGAAGCAGGACTCACCTGGAACCAGCTCGCAGCCAAAGCAGGAATCAAAATGGGAACCTGGATGACAGGGCTCCCGATCAGCCACCCAACAGAAGAAGAAGTGCACAAGATAGCGGCCGTGCCAGAAATGAACACGACATACGCTTATTTAAGATACGGAATCACCGACTTGTCGGAACTTGAGTAAAGGGAGGAACGAAAACATGAGCAAGAAGTTATACGCTTTGATTTCTGGCTTGGTAGACGCCGCAGCAATTGCAGGAACAGCACTGGTGGCTTTTTTCCAGCCAACAATGTACGGCGCAATCATCGCTGCAATTGGAATCGCCAAAGTAGCAATCAGTGACATTCTGCTTCTTTTCGTAAAAGACAAAGAAGCAAAAAAATAGGAGCTTAACATGAAATTGTTAACCGGATTATTCCGTATGGCCCGAAAACGCACCCAGACTACAGACAACGACATGGGAATGTTTCGCGAGAAGCTCACAGAACTTGTCGAGAAGAAAGCAGAACTCCCAGACGAAGAAGTAGCAAAGCGCGTAGACGAGCTGAAGGAAATGACAGTCGACCTGCCGGACGAGGAAGGAAAAGCAAAGCTTGAACGTTTCCTCGAGGACTTCAAGTCCGTAAAGGAACAGGACGACGCGACAGCCAAAGAGGCTGCCTCAATGGTTTCTGACCTCTTCGAGAAGCTCGATACAGAGGCCATGAAAGACGTACCAGACGCTGGCGGAGAAGAAGCAACAGAGGAAGCTACAGAAGAAGTAGCAACCGAAGAAGAAGCTCCGCTCGTTGAAAGCGAAGCAGCACCAGAAGCAGACGCAGAAGCAACTGAGGCCGTAGAGGAAACTGTAGCTGAAGAAGAAGCAGAGGACGCAGACCCTAACCCAGAGTACACACTCGAGGAAATCTACCAGTTCTGCAAGAGACGCAGAGAGGAAGACGAGGCTGCAGCTGCAGAAGACGCCGCATGCGCAGAAGACAGCGCAGAGGAAGTCGAAGAAGAAAAAGAGGAAGACGAGGAAGAAGAAGTCGTAGCAGACCACGCTCCACGTATTCCGGTAACCATGAACGGAACACCAGCAGCAAAGGGAAGCCTGGCTGACATGTTCAACACACTCAAAGAAGGAGGAAGATAGAATGGACTCTAATCTTTCATTAGAAATCGGGTTCAAAGGCCAGCTCGCTCTCAACGCACAGGCAGTGCCAGTAGCAGAGGGCTACCTTAAACTCGGTGGAATCGTAGACGCTACAAACCAGGCAAACGGCCTCCCATTCGGCGTAGTAGTTTCTGCACCAGCAGACGACCCTACAGCCATTGTAGCAGGAGCTGGAAGCGGAAACACAATCCGCGGAATTTCTGTATTTGACGACGCAATCGCACAGAACGCGCTCGGTCACCCAGGCAAGTACCTCGCAGGAATGCCATGCGCATTTATTGCAAAGGGCCTTGTAAAAATGCAGAGCTGGGAAGAAGGCAAGGACCCAGTAATCGGATACAAAGTACAGTTTGCAGACGCAACAGGTGCAATCGGCTTTGTACAGACAAACGCAGATGCAAGCCACACACTGCTCGCAGGCGCAACAGTAGTCGAAGTTACAGACGACGGCGCATACGTATGGCTCGGCTAAGGTAGGAGACGGACATGAGAATAGATTGTTCAAAAGAGTTTAAAAAACTCGGAAAATTAGCTGACCGCATGATCAGCCGCAACGGAAACGCTGCAGACATCCTCCGCGACGCAACCCTCCAGATTGGACGCGCTAACGACCCACACTACGGTGTGCCAGCCTCAGCCGTAACAAACCCAATCTTTGTAGGCGACAGCGCCGCAATTGGTGCAAAGGTAGGCCTTACACCAGAACTCGAAGCGCTCTACAAAAAGAACGCAATGGGAGTAGACATCCGTCCACGTTTCAACGGACGCACAGGTAAGTACGACATGGTATTCCAGAAGAGCGGAATCAAAGAGTACGTAGGAGACTCTGGGGAATTGATCACAGCCCAGGCAATCAGCCCATGGAATGCTTCATTTTTCCCTCAGCTTTTCAAACAGCCTCTCCTTTACAGCCACGCACGTGACCTCGTAAAGCGCATGGGAGGAACAAACCCATGGGGAGAAGTTCAGAACCTGGCCCTCGCCGGATATTCTGGATGGGGACTCATCGACGCCGCAGGAACCGTAGCTGCTAACCTTAAGCAGAACGTAAACGTACAGGGTGGAATGATGACAAGCGCCATCATCAACATCAAGGTTTTCTACAACTTCACCGTTGAAGAAATGGAACGCGCAAAGGGAGGAAATGACAATCCATTTGCCGGAACTTTGATGGCTGAAAAGCAGCGCTACGCACAGTACGTAATCGACATGATCACCGATTACCTCACTTACTACGGAAACGAAGAAACAAACACACTCGGTTTGTTTGACGTAAACGGTGAGACAACCTGGGCAGGCCAGACACTCGAGGAAATCGCAGCAGACGACTCGAACACAAACAAAGGCTACACAATGTACAAACAGCTCGCAAAAGCCATTACTGACTTTATGGGAGCCAGCCAGAACAAGTTTGATATCGTACGCGTAGCAATGGCACCAGCAGCATACAACTTGCTGACTTCAGTACCATACAGCAACACATACGAGCCAAAGTCAGCACTTGCAATCTTTGAAGAAAACTTCAACGCAGGCATGACAAAGAACGGCTCAAAGCCAAAAGTAGAATTCTACAGCGACCCATTCCTGGCAGCTAATACAGAATTCAACTCAAGCCTTTCAGACAAGCTCGTAATCACAGCACCAGAAATCGGTGCCGGTCCAAACGACGAGAAGCAGGACCTCCTCCTTCTTGGCGTACCATTGGAGAACTTCACATACCCAGTTTATCCAAACAGCTACGACCAGCAGCACGCAGTGCTCCGCAGATTTGCCGGAGTATTCGCACCGGTCGGAATTGCCGTAAAGGTTTACTCTGGATTTGGAACAACAAAGCGCACAGTAGCTACACCAGTAGCAGACCCAGCAGCTGGAACATTCAGCGGCTCAACAAACGTTAAGCTCACAACAGCAACAGAAGGTGCCTCAATTTTCTACACAGTAGACGGTTCGGCACCAACTGCTGACAGCACAGCTTACACAAGCGCAGGCATTGATTTGTCGGCAACAACCACAATCAAGGCAATCGCAATCAAAGAAGGATACTACGACAGCGCAGTATTCAGCGGAACTTACACAAAGTCGTAAGTGACGGATAATCGCAGGACCACCCGGAGGCAACTCCGGGCCCTGCGGTTTCTTTTATTTTTTTAGAGAGGAAGCAGAAAAATGAGTAAATTTTATATTCAGAGTTACTACCAGTACCCGGTTACATTTTCGTCAATCGGAAAAACAATCCCAGCCAGAAGCGCCCAGGGAGAACTCCGCAACGTAGCAGAGTTTACAGAAAAAGAAATTGACACGCTCGAAAAGCGCGAGCCATTGTACAGAGAGCTCAAGGACAAAAAGAAAATCCGCGTGCTCAACCATTTACCAGCTTCATACGTGCCACCAGCACAGAGAATCAACGAAGCAAACGACGAAGCAGACAAGCTCCGCAAAGAGCTCGAAGCAGCAAAGGCTGAAATCGCAGCTTTGAAGGCAGGCAAAGGTGAAGGCGACGCACCGGTAAAAGACGACGAAGCAATCGACCTCGATAAAGCAGATTACAAAGAACTGCAGAAGTATGCAAAAGACCTGGGAATCGACCCGAACCAGAAGAAGGCCGTGCTCCTTGAAGAACTCAAGAAAGCAGCCCAGGAAGCAGCAGACGAAGGTGCAGAAATAAAATAGAAGGACGAAAACATGACACGACAGGATTTTAAATTTGCGGCCAATTTCCCGACTCTCACAGACCAGCAGATAGACGCTGCATACGAAATCGTCTCGGTCATGTTTTCTGGCGTTTTGAAGTGCTGGGCTACGCTCCGGGAACCGATAAGGACCCAGAAGCGCGAGCTCTGCATGAATTTAATACTGGCCTGGTATTTACTGGACGCTGATCCGACCAGCGCCGTCGGAGTTTTAGGAAACGGCGGTATGGCCTTGACTTCAAAGTCAATCGGAGGAACGTCGCTAAGTTTCGCAGACATGGACGCGCAGGAAGGAATAAAGCAGCTTAACAGTAACGTATTCGGCCAGAAGGCGCTGATGATGATACAGAGCGCACCGGAAAGGTTCAGCATTTATGCCTAACACAGCGTGGAATAGCGGACTGCGCGTAAACATTCAGAACACCGTGGACACCAGAAAAATCCAGGCACTCGCCCGCAAAGCTGCGGCAAACATCCTGGTCGGGTTTCCAAGTGGAATGCAGCACGTCCCAACTTTTCACAAAAACGAAGAAGGCGAATACAGGACCTACGAAGGCGGCGACATTTCAGAAGCAGAGCCAATCGAGACAGCCGAGCTCGCAAAGGAACTGAGCTACGGAACGTCGAATAGCCCGCCGCGACCTTTCCTGGAGGAAGGAATCAGAAGCAACTCCGGGGAGCTCGTGCAGGCGCTGCAGAACGAAGCAAAGAAAGTCTTTGACGGCGGCCAGGCTAACTGGAATAAAGTAGGAACAATGGCCGTGGGAGCCGTTCAAGAGTTTGTAAGAGGCGACTACTACAGGACCAACGTGCCGAACTCGGATAAGACAATCGAGTACAAAGGAAGCGACAAACCGCTCATAGACGGCGGCAATTTGATACAGAGCCTACAGTTTATCGTGCAGGCCGGAGGCGACTAATGGCAGGAGTCTACGGAGACATGCTCCTGGCATGGCCAGAGCAAAATAGACAACTCGAGGTCTACGACCAGGACCCGAGCATAAACGCAGGCTGGGAAGCGGTAAAAGACCCGCAGACCGGCGAGGTCATAAAGACAACAGTCGTGGGAGTTTTCCAGAACACCCGCGGCGGAGGAATTAAGGATAGCAACGGCAACCAGGTCGACGCAGAAGGCTGCGAGTTTTGGACTCACACCGGAGACCTGGCGGGGAAATTCTTCCAGAGAAACGGCAAGGTTTATCGCCTTTCAGTACCAGACGACAGCGACTGGAGCTTTGAAGGCGGTTTTTATAGATACGGCGTGGAGAAGGTAATAGGAAATAATGGAACTGAATCAGACAACGCTACGTGGAATACTAGCGGCAATTTTTAACGTCGACCAGAAATACGTCGTACCAAAGCAGGGCAACTGGTGGAACCCCCAGGACAAAGAGGCAAACATCGCGAACTGGTGCGCTTACCAGATCAAGCGCAACCGGCCTCGCACCGTTCCTTTTTACAACGAAGGAAGCGAGACACAGAACAATGCAACGACCGCGGTAAATGGCGTGGCCGTTTTGAAAATAGCAGAAATCGACCTGCAGTTTGTAGGCCCCCAGAGCGAGGACCTGGCGAACAGCGTAGCAGCCTGGCCGTTCAGAAGCGACGTAAAAGAGGAATTCCAGAAGGTCCACGGCGCAATCATGAACGACGAATACGACGCGATAAGTTCATACTTTCACCAGGACGGAGCAAACACAGTAATGGCCTGGAACGTTACGATCCAGGTGCTCTGGTATTCAATTTTAGATACAAACCAGGGCCGCATGCCGGCCTTAGATTTGCAAGGCAACGTCATACAAAAAAGACTATAAAAGCAAAGGAGGACTGAAATGTCACAATTCAAAGGCTCCATAGCCCAGACAAACGTGAACTTCCCAATTGAGACAGTAATCACGCCAATGGCAGGAGAGAACTACTCTCGAGCTGTAATTTTTATGGACATCGCAAACGCTGCGACTTATCTCCCAGGAGTAGCAGAACCAGCCGCTGGCGACCTCATAGAATTAAACTCGAACAATTACGGAACCGTAACAGGTGGAAAACTTAAGGCCTGGCTGGTTCCTTTCTTTACAAAGGCAACCACAGCCAAAGTGGGAATCGCAATCTTTGATACAGACCAGGAAGGAGACCCGGACCCAATCCCGGCCACCGCACCGCTCGCCGACGTTTACGAAGCAAAGAAAATGTACGGCTACTTCAAGTTTGCAATTGAAGAATCAGCAGGCTACAACGCGCTCCAGGTTTCGCTTTCAAACCTTTGTAAAGCAGACCCGCTCTACAGCGTTTTGTGGGTAGGAACTGCAGACGCAGACGTGCTGGCAAAAAGCTCGGCTTTGATTTCTGCCCTTAACGGAGCAGCCGCAACAGCCCGCGTTATTTACAATGCAGACAGCACAATCAACGGAGCACTCGCCCAGCTCGGAGCAACACTCGCAACAGCAAACGCAACAGGCACACCGGTCGGAAATTCAATCGACATGGTAGCATTCAACACAATCCAGGCCAGCGGAGGCGTAGATGCCGAAGGCGAGCACGTGGACCTCACAGCAACCGAGAAGGCTGCGCTCGACGACCAGAAGATCGGATACCAGACCTGGGTAGGAGACGGCACCGAAAACGTCGTAACAGAAGGAAGCCTTTATTTGAACGGCGACTCAGTCGGCGCAAATTGGGTAAAGGCTTACATCGAGTACATGTGCAAGGTAAAGACAGCCAACTACATGACACGCATTAACACCTTCCGCAACAACCAGACATACCAGGCAATCCTGCTCATTTTGACAGACCAGGTGCGCCCATTCTTGCAGTTTGGACGTTTGGACGGTTTCACAATCACCGCTCCAACTTTCGACAACCTGCCACAGAGCGGCGACCAGATCACAGTACCAAATGCCTGGGAAGCAACTTATATCGACAACGTGCGCGAGGTTACAGTTTATGGAACCTTGTACATTACACAGCCGACACGCTAGGAGGAAGTAGGAAATGGCAGATCATACAATAATTGCAGCCGGACAGTTTACAGTAACCCTCATCCACCCTTTA